TAAAGGGTATTGAAAGACTTTCTAAGAAATTAGAGGGTGTGGATTGGCTCCTTGATAATGGGGAACAAGCCTTTGGAGAGATAGGGCTATTTCTAACTGCCATGATTGAAGCCCGGACAATGACAGGTAAGGATGTGGATGGTGACCTTTTTGAGCCGTATAGTCCACGTTATGCAAAGTTTAGGGCGAAGGCAGGTCATTCGGTCGATAAAGTAAATTTATTTTTTACTGGATTGATGTTTAATGCGTTAACTCACGAAGCCAGCATGGATAGGGTACGTATTTATTTTATGCCAACAACAGATAAGCATAATGTATCCAGTCCTGCAAAGGCGTATTTTCTCAATGAAGACCGGCATTTCTTCGGGATGTCTGATAAAGATAAGAAGACTATTGTGGAGATTTATGCCAAATATGTAAAGGAGGCGTTTTCTGGATGATGGCTGATAATAGTAAGCGAGAACAAATAGCTCTATATTTGGTAGGGCTATTAGAAGGGCTTGATAGTATTAAGACGGTGGTTAGGACCAAACAAAACTATTCTTCCTTAGAACAGTTTGCTGATACCCAACTGCCAGTGGCTGCTGTTATTGCTGGCCTCCCCATTCCTACAGAGAAACATGATACAAAGGGAGATGGAAATGTTGATCTTATTATCTCCTCTTTGACATTGAAGGTCTCTGTTTATGGCAGGGATAGGGTAAATCCAGATACGTTAGTTTCGACCCTGGCAGATGATGTTTGGGTTAAACTATATTCGGATCAGCAATTTGGTGATGGTCGTAGGGGCCTAATTTTAGGTCTGACCCTGAACTTTGATTCTGATCCGCAATTTTGGGAACCCTATGTTGCCTTCCAGATTAATTGTGAAGTTCATTATAAACATAATAGAGGAGGTATTTAATTATGCCAAGATCCCCAGATAGTCCTGAGAATTATGCTGTAAGGAAAGGGAAGCTTTACATTGCTACCTATAATAATGGGGTCGTTGGTACTTACCAGGCAGTTGGAAATTGCCCCATGATTGAGTTTGAGCCGACTCTTGAGAGGTTGCCTCATTACAGTTCTAAGAGCGGATTCAGGGAGAAGGATAAGAATCCGGTCATACAGACTGAATATGTGGTTACCTTTGAAGTCGATGAGATGGCTGCTTTTAATATCGAGAAGTATACCATGGGGACGAGGACCGGGAAGACCGTTTATGGTCTACAAGGAGTGAATGCTGAATATGCCTTGAGGTTTAATTCTGATAATCCAATCGGGCCAAATGAAATCTGGTATTTTCATAGGGTAACAATCAGTCCGAATGGACCGACAGCCTTAATCAGTGAGGAATATGCAACCATGCCATTCACTTGTGAAGGATTGTCAGATGAGGTGGGCAACGCTTCAAGTCCTTATTTCAATATTTCACTGGTTACCACGACCACGACGACAACTACGTCGTCAACGACCACAAGCACAACTTCATAGTTGTGTTATACAAATTAAATCTTGAAAGGAACTTAATACGAGGGGGATATATCTATGCGTAAATTAAAGTCTTTCAAAATTGAGGGGAATGAAAAGCAGTTTGAAGTCAGGGAACTTACAGTGAGGGAAATTATCGAACTTGTTCAGGGAGGGCCAGAGGGAGAGGGAGGCAAGTCAATCATGGATTCGCTTAAGGATTCATTGCTCCCGATTTGTAGTAATATCACCATTGACGAGTTATATGATATGGCTCCAAGTGAGATTGAGGTAATTTTTGAAAAATTTAAAGAGGTGAATAGGTCTTTTTTCGACGTCGCCCGCAGAGCGGGTCTGGGGACGATGGTGGAGAGTTACATAAAAGAAGCAACAAGCAAGTTTTCCGCCTTGCCTGCGAGCTTATTGAAGCAGGACACGGAGATGCCTTAAACTATGGGTGGTCATATTTCCTTATAGCTCTTGGGCATCATAGATTGGCGTACATGAATGAGCAGAAAGATTTGGCTAGTATCATTAAAATAGCAAGGGAAGCTTCTATGAGTAAAGATGGTTTCAGTTTTTTCAGAAGATTTTTGAGACGTAGGGGATAGAGATGCCAACTCAAGAAGAACTTGAAATTATAATAAAGGCGAAGGATCTTGCTACCAAAGCTCTTGATCAGATTCAGAGAGATTTGAAGGGCATTGGTACACAGACCAAGAAGACCAACACTTTAATGACTAGTTTTAGGGGGAGTATAAATAAACTAAAGAGTTCTGTCTTCAGCCTGCGTGGTCTCTTTGCCACCCTTGGGATTGGTATGCTTGCCAGAAGTTTTATAGGTGCAGCTTCTGCTGCTGAGCAGTACAGGACTCGCCTTAGAGTTCTAATGGGTGACGTCAATGAGGCGAACCTACTCTTCAAAGATATGTCTGAGTTTGCTGCTGGAGTTTCATTTGAGTATGAGCAGATTATGGGCTCTGCCACTGCGTTAGCAGGTGTTATGAAAGGTGGTAGGGAGGAGATTGCACAGTGGATGCCTATGATTGCTGACCTTGCGGCTACTGCCGGAATGGGTATTGAAGAGACGACTAGCCAAATAATCAGGATGTATAGTGCTGGTGCTGCTTCTGCTGATATGTTTAGAGAGAGGGGTATCCTTGCTATGTTAGGATTTCAGGCAGGGGTAAGTATAACAGCAGAAAAAACCAGGAAGCAGTTGATATCGGCCTGGGAAGATCCTGCCAGTAAGTTCCGTGGTGCTAGCGTCTTACTTTCTCATACATGGGATGGTATGCTTTCCATGATGTCAGATGCTTGGTTTCAGTTCAGAAATCTGGTTATGGAGGGGGGGGTTTATGATTACATAAAAGCTAGTCTAGACATGCTGCTTGGTAAGATAAAAACCCTGAAGGAAGAGGGTAAGTTGGACGTGTGGGCTGCTAGTATGGCCAGCAAGGTTCTAAAGGCTTTAAAAGGTATTATTGTAGCAGCATACGTTGTTGGAGATGCGTTTAAAGGATGGAAGTTGATATTATTAGGTCTCAAGCTCCTTGGGGTCACATTGGCTGAAACATACAAAAGATCTATGCTTGTGATTAATGAGTTAGGAATAAAAGTCGAGACTTTTTTTGATGATATGTTTTATGGTGCTAAAGTTCTTTGGGTGAAATTTAAAAATCTTTTCAAGAGAGAGAGTAAAAAACTCCAGTTACCACTTAAGATTGAAAGTGCTGAGGTAGCACGTTTAAAGGAAGTTGGAAAGAGTTTAGAGGAGGATGCCAATAAATATCGGAAAGCCGGTATGGAACTAAGTAAAACGATACAAGATCTTTCGTCTTCGTCAGGATTAGAAAAAGCCAAGGGTGTTCTTAAAGAATTAGATGCAGCAGCAGAAAAGTTTGGTGAAACATTTAAAGAGGCGTCTAATCGTATGAAAACTCCTATAAAGACTAAAGGGCCGAGCCCATTAGAAACATTGGTGAGTGACCTGAATAAGATCAAAGAACTTGGGAAAACCTACCTTGTTGAGATCAATCATGCGCTTGATCAAGGGACCATGTCAATTGAGAAATATTATTCGGAACGCGAGAGGTTAGTTACTGAACAATATGAAAAGGAAGTGGAATTACTAAAGAAGAAGCTTGAACTTGAGGAGAAGGATGATAAGAAGCAAGCCCTGAGAGATAAGCTTTTTACTGCTGAAGAGGCGCATCAGAGGGCATTGTTACAATTACAGATTGAGAGGGATAAGAGGGAAGAGGAGTATAATGAAAAGCGTCTTGAGGCCGAACAGATCATTGCCAATATTCAAGATAGGGTTCTTGACCAGAGGGCAGGCACATTAAGCGAGTCTTTTGCGAGTGAGTTAAGAGAGTTAGATAATCGGCAACAAGAGGAATTAAAGAATCTTAGGGAGATGACCAAAGCAATTCAGGATGAGTCAAAAAAGCGAAAGTTGATAAAAGATGCCGAAACAGCGCATATGCAGGAGAAGAATCAACTCCTTCTAGATCAGGAAAGGAGGTTGCATGAATTCCGTTTAGAGATAGCAAGAGATACAGCAGGAGGGCTTGCAGATGTATTTTCTGATCTATATGAAACTACCGGTCGTAAGACAAAGGAATTTTTCTATCTGTCAAAGGCTGCTGCAATAGCTGAAGCGATTATAAATAATTCATTAGCTATAACAAAGGCAATGGCCCAAGGGGGATGGTGGGGGATAGGTCAAGCTGCCCTCATTGCGGCGAAGGGGGCATTAGAGATAAGCAAGATATCTGCACAGTCCCTGGGCGAGGGTGGTTTTGTTATGGGCAAATCTCCTACTGCTACGGCGGATGATAAATTGATTAGAGCCACGTCGGGGGAATTTATGCAACCGATTGATGCTGTAAGGTATTATGGCGGTAGGATAATGAATGGAATTAAAAACAAAATTTTTCCGAAGGAGATGTTCTCTAATTTCTCCATACCTTCAGCACGTGGCCCTTCAAGTTATGCGTTAGCTGGTGGGGGTTCAGTACCTTCCAATGGAGTTCAGATGGCAGGGCAAGGCGAAAGAGATATTATGATTGCCAATTATTATGATATCAATGAATTTTTTAATGCCTTGGCGACTGCAAAGGGCAGGGGTGCCATCGTGAATGTTATTGGTCAGGAAAAGAATACGATCAAAAGGATTCTGCGATAATGGGTTATCGAAATCCTAGATATTACCTCCTTGCCACTCCAAATTGGAGGGATAGGGTTAGGATTGGGAGGGCTTATAAGACTACAGTAACTGAAGCCTTGAGTGGTGGGGAACAGAGGGCCGGATTGCGTTCTAATCCCCGTCGTTCTGTTAGGTGGAATGTAGATGCTATGAGTGCAAAAGAATCTTCTTACCTACAAAGGTTCTTTTTTAAATATCAGAATGAATTAATTGGAACTCCATTATGGGCAGATTGTGCTTTGCTGACCAGTGCGGCTGCTTCAGGCCAAAAAGAACTGGCTGTAAATTCTACAACATATAAAGAGTTTGAGGTTGGAGGGGAGGTTGTAATTTTTTCTGATGACGATTGGGATACCTATGAAGTAGGGATAGTTGTATCATTAACTGCAACCAAGGTTACATTGAGGGCAAATCTAACTTCGACATGGCCGGTAAACTCAGAAGTTTATCCCCTCATTCGGGCTAGGCTGGAACAATCCCTGTCTGGCATTATGAATACAGACAGGCATTTATCTGCTCTCTTTGAGGTAACAGAATCTTTGGAGGGAACCACTACAACGACCACGACGGTCACTGGATCTACAACTTATTCATCAACAACTTCTAGTACTTCTAGTACAGCATCAACAACATCTAGCACAACCAGTTCAACTGCATCTACCACAAGCACTGTTAGCACAACAAGTTCCACTGCTTCTAGTACAAGTACTGCATCAACAACTTCTAGTACTTCAAGTACTGCTTCTACTTCTAGTACTTCTAGTACAACTAGCTCAACCAGTTCCACTGCATCAACGACATCCTCGACATCAACTACCAGTACAATTTCAACGAGTACGGTATCTACAACTACGTATACAGAATATCCAGGTACTGACTACTATGAGACAGACTTTAGGGAATATACCCTTGGGGTTGAACCATCAGACTGGACCGAAAGATTTAATACTGGTGATGGCACAGCACAGGCACAGGCCAGTGCTGATGGTTATGGATTGAAGGATTTGAATATTGTTCATACCGGTGCAGCTTCAACATATGGCATATCATGGGATGACATTGGATCCCCAGAAACCGTAGAAATTGTTGCTAGGATTCGTGCAAAGCAGAAAGATATTCTGAGGCATTGTGGGGTATTTATTCGTGGAAGTGGAGCAGGAGGGTCTGAGAATGGATATTTTGTTTACATACAACCTTCTGCTGCAACACACCAGGTATTACTTTATAAGTGCGTAGCAGGTTCGTGGACCCTAATCGGCAATAGTGTTCTTACATATACTCCCTATTATAATTGGTATTGGGTACGTTTTATGGCGATAGGGGATCAAATAAAGGTTAAAGCATGGACAAATCATTTTGCAGAACCTTCTCCATGGAATATTGAAGTGACTGATTCAAGCGTTTCATCTGGTGGTTGGGTAGGTGTGACTTCTGATAGTGATTCCTGGGAATGTGATTACTTTGGTGTTATGTTAGATAGAAGTGATATGCCGTTACCACAATTTTCGACAACCACTACGTCGACAACTACATCAACTTCGAGTACTGCTTCAAGCACGGCTTCATCAACTACGTATACAGAGTATCTAGGTACTGATTATTATGAGACAGATTTTAGGGAATATACAACAGGAGTACAACCTGCCGACTGGACAACTAGATGGGATGAACTATCTGTTGTGGATTTCGACGTGGAAACTACTAATGGTGAATTCGGTGGGAAGGCATTAGAGGCCGTGAATACTAGTGGTCGGTATCCAGGAATATCTTGGGACGATATTGGTATGCCTGCTACAGTTGAGTTGCTTTGCAAGATTCAAATTGGATCTGATACTTATAGTGATCCATATATCATTGTTCGTGGATCAGGCACTGAAGATCCAGCAATAGAAAATGGATATGGAGTTCGATTTAATACATACGATGATGAGATAAACCTTGTAAAGTTTACAAATGGGGCATTATCTCAATTGTCTTATGCTGCTGCTGGCTATAATATGTTTGCAAATACTTATCATTGGGTACGTTTTAGAGCTATAGGAAATAAACTTAATGTTAAGGTTTGGGAAAGGAATGCGGAAGAACCTGCTTCATGGACAATTGACTATATAGACACAAGTAGTCCAATACTAGGTGGTGGCTGGGTAGGCATTCATTCAGATAGCGAAGATTGGCATTGTGATTATTTTGGTGTTATGCTAGATAGGAGTGATATGCCATTGCGTGTTTTTACCACCACAACGACAACGACATCTAGTACCACTACAACAACAACTACATAGGAGGGTAAAACAATGAAAAGAATTTTTTTGATGGCTGCGTTTATTTTGCTTGTAACATGTAATATTGCGTTTTCTCAGGTATGGCATGTTGCCAACCAAAAGACGATCGGGTGGGATGAAGTAACTACCTTCATGAATGGTGCTCCCATTCCAGAGGGGGACTACATCGCGTATGAAGTTTATATTGTACTCTATACTGAACCCAAAGAGAATGCAGAACTAAAGGATACGGTTCAATTAACGGAGGCGGTTGTTACAATTGAGAATGAGGGAAAATACTTTGTCGGTTTGAGGACCTTAAGAGTTCCAGAAGGGGAAACAGATATAATCAGATCTGAGAGAATTGCTTGGTCTGATAATCCTATGGATTGTGCGAACGAAGAGGCTTTCGGTATTAAGTTTTATTGGCAACCAGCTAATGTTGGCGGCATGCGTGTAGATTAGAGCGTAGTATTGGAGTATATATGCCGGATGTTAATATTACAACTTGGTATGGTAGGGATGCCTTCTTGATGAAGCCCAATTGGGTGAAGAACCCTGGGCTTCA